TAACTGTAGCTTTGCACTTGGTTTGGCACAGAATGTGCATTGCGTTGGCACAAAGTTCTTTTCTTTTCCGCGCGAACTTTTAATCCGGCAACCCGTCAATAATTCGCTATAGCCCACTCGAGGGCAGCCTTCGGTCCGGATAGACATTTGGTCGTCGAGATCTCGATCACCCGGTAGCTCTTCAACTCCTCCGGAAACCGGCCGCCCCACGAGACCAGCCAGCGCCCCTTCACCTTCGCCAGCATCCCCCACAGCCGCTTCTCGTCCGCCTCCGTCCACTTGTAGGGATAGGGGCAGGTCAGCCCAGTGTAGGGCGGGTCGACGTAAAAGAACGCGCCCGGACTGTCGTAGCGGCGCAGGATGGCTTCGAAGTCGTCGTTCTCGATCGTGGTCCGGACCATCCTAGCCGCGATCGCCTCGAAGTCTCGGCGGAGAGCCGTCAGTCCACCACCGCCACCTTCCCGCGCGTATCCGAAATGCCGGCCCATGCCACCAAATGAGAGACGGTGTTGTACATACCACGTTACCGCGCGTTGAATATCGGTCAAGCTGGGCTCGCGGTCCAGCTCGCGGAACACCTGGCGCGAGCGGCAATAATACGCGAGTTGGCGGTCGAGCTCCTCCGGATGGTACTTAACTACCCGGAAGAAATTGACCAGGCCGCCGTCAACGTCGTTGATTACCTCGATTTCGGACGGCTCCTTGGCAAAGTAACAGGCCCCGGCGCCGAAAAAGACTTCGACGTATACGCGATGTTCGGGGAACAGCGGGACTATTCGCGAGGTAAGGCGGCTCTTGCCGCCGACGCGGGATATAGGGGATTTCGTCACACCAACCTCCTTGTTCAGCAGCAGTAACATGCCGCCGGGAGGTGGTGGGCGAAGGTGGCGAGAGTTGACCCGATATTTGTTATCAAAGAGCTATAGTTCGTAGTTGCTATACGCCGAGGCCGGCGCGCCCGCCGTTAAAAGAAACCGAACGTTTTCCCGGTCATGAACGACTCGCCGGCGCGATCGCGCTGGACGTAAATGTTCCACCCGTCGTATCCGGCGTGGCCCTGGTAGGTAAACCCGTCACCCCACCCGGCGGCTACGCCCGCCTCGAACTTCTCGTACCATTTTTTCTTCCACGGGTCGTCCATAAAGAATCGGGTCTGCGCGATCTCGAGACCCGGCTCGGTCGTCGAAACCGTCGCGCCGACGCGGCCGTCCTTCTCGCGGGTCAACTCGACGTCGACGTCGAATCGCCACGGCTTCCAATTCATCGTGACGTCGCGTTGCCCGAAGTCGGCGACGCCGTCGCCGCCACCGCGTTCCAACCACGACCAGGTCAACGTATCCGGCCGCCCCTCGATCGTCGTAGCCTCGTGGGTCGTGGTCGCCGCCGGCGCGACGACGTCGGCCTGGACCGCGGCTATGAGTTCGGCATCCCGCTGTTTTAAGGCCTTCTCCAACTCCGCATTCCGGCGCTCGTACTGGTTAAGCGGCAGCGCGGTCCCGCCGACGGTACGCTGCGAGATACGCCAAGTGGCGGGCGCGGGCCCCGGGGCCGATGATTTATATCCCCATACCAGATAACCGGTACCAAGGCCCACGGCGAACGCGAACGCCAAAAGGGCGGCGGTGGCGATCCCTACGTATTTAACGTTAACCATTCCCGGATCCCTCCCGCGATCGACCGGGCGGCGGCGGCGAGACCGCCGCGGGTCGCCAGGACCGCCGCGTCCTGTTCGTTGGTGATAAAGCCGAGCTCGACGAGGGTACAGAAGTAGCGGGCGTCGAAGTCCGACCCCTTGACGCCGCAGGCGAGAGCGGCGGTGCGGCTGAATACGAGGTAATTATTGAAACGGACGCCGCGGTCGACCCACGAGGGATCGATATCCCGGAACGACTCGCACAGGTGGGCCTGAACGAGCGAGCCGAGGGCAAGGGATTTGGAGGTCTGGGAGGAGACGTAGGTCTCGGTCCCGCGGGCGCGGGGATCGCCAAAGGCGTTGGCGTGGATATCGACGAACGCGACCCGGCGGCCGGGGTATTTGGCCATAACCTCAGCGACGAAGCGGAAACGGCTCGGGACGCGCTGGCGGGGGGCGGTAACGGCCGGGATCCCCAGACGCGCGAGTTCCTCCATGACGACGTCGCCGACATCGCCGACGAGGGCGAACTCCGAGAGGTCGCCGACGCCCACGGCGCCGGTGTTGCCGCCGCCGGAGGTGGGGACGTGTCCCTTGCTGACTATAACGACGGCCCGCGCCGCCGGCTCCGGGGAGGGCGCGGCGACGTGGCGTGGGGGGAGGGTGGCGGATTGGCTCATGCTCCTTCGTCCTCCTTGGGAGGCGGCGCATCCACGAACGCCCGCGCCTGCCAAGCGTTGGCGGCGCCGTAGCCGACGGCGACGGCGACGATCGCGCCGGCGACGTAGGCCACCTGGCCGGCGAGCGCCTCCGGATGCGCCAGGCACCAGGCGAGGGCGCCGATGAGGGCGAGTTCCGCCAGGAACGCCTGAACGAACTTGCGGGATTTAAGGGCGGTTTTCATAAGGCTCCTATTTCAGGATGATGGCCAGCACGGCGACGACGAGGGCGACGAACCCCTGGACGATGGAGGCGACGACGACGCCCCGCGACGCCAAGCCGGCGGCGCGGATGGTGGATCTACCCTCCAGGAGGACTTCGATCGCCGCCAGCCGCTCGCGGATTTTGGTCAGGGTCTCGTTTATGGCCTGGTGCTCCTCGTAGTTCCGCGCGGCGGCGTCCTTGACGTTGCGGATCTCGCCGCGAATGAACTCCTTGAAGCCGTTGCCTTCCGGTTCTTCCGCCATGGTGCCCCCAGGTCAGGGTTGGATCTCGCCGCCGGCGTTATAGGCGCCGCCGAGGAGGGTTATCATGCCGCGGACGTTTACGGTGCCGTCGTCGCTCTTCAGGCACAGCACGGTGGGCGCGCCCGCGAAACACTTGACCGAGATGGTGCGAGTATTCCCTCCGGTATCCACTAAAGTTCCTATCTCCGTCCACGTTTCCGTAACGCGCACGGCCGCCTGAAGGTCGAGGGGTAACGCGGCGGTCGTATCCGGCTGGCTGTCGGCCAGCTGGAAGAGGACGACCTTGTCGACCCAGGAGAAGAGGGGCGAGAGCCGGGAGCACTGGCGCGTGAGCTGTATCCCCGCCGCGGTAATATCCTCACTGGAGAGGTACAGCGCCAGCCCCTCGCCGTAGAGGGCGCGGTCGTGGGAGCGCTCCTTATAATCGAACGTCCAAACCCCCAGTAGTTTTTTAACCTTGCCGAGGTTGACGTAGCCGTCGTCCTCGTCCGGGAGGGTGGACGCGACGATTACCTGGCAGTCGTCGGCGCGGCAGGCGTAATAGCTCGCGCTGGTGTCGTAGGCCGGCCGGGAGGCGGAATAGGCCCACGCGTGCTTGAGGGCGACGTAGTTCCAGCCGCCGTCGGCGTCGACCGCCGCCACGGTCGCGGCCGCCGCCAGGACGCACGGCAGGCCGCTCTTGTCGCGGGCGCGCGTGCCGGCGGAGACGACGAACGTATCCGGGTCCTCGCCCTCGGCGATGAAGCCGCCGGCGACGACGAGGGCGCCCACGGATTCGGGGGCCGCGTCCTGGTAGCAGGCACGGATGTCGTCCTCGAACCCCTCGACGTCGCGCTTGTAATCGTCCAGAAAGAGGTCGTCGTCCAGAAACGCCGCTTCTCCCACGTTCGTGTGCCCCATAACGCGCCTTTCGTCACCGTCCCGGGATGTACGGGACGGCGTAAACCTCGCGGTGGAGGAGGTAGACGCCGGCGACGGCGTCGTAGGTTACGAGGAGCAGGCGGACGGTGGCCGGGATGACCCCCCGGGCGGCGGCCGCGAGGGCCGTCAGCTCCGCGGGGGTCGGCTCCCGCTCCAGGACCGCCGAACAGGTGAACAGGCCGAGCCGCGACGTCATGGGCGCCCGGACCCCTCGGCCGAGGACCACCCGGCCGGTCACGCCCCCGAACGTCACCGGCTGGCAGCGAAGCCGGCGGCGTTGACCGCGGTGGATGACCGACGTGCACGCCGGCCCGCCGCAGTCGTTGAGGGCGTCGAGGAGGGCCTGTTCCGTGAGGGCGCGGGCGTCGGTCCGGATGTCGGCCAGGATCCGGGCCTGATAGACGACGTCGCTTTCGCCGGGCGCGCGTTTCAGCTCCCGGACCTCGCCCCAGCGGTCAAGGTCGCCGCCGGAGGCCAGCTGCGGGAAGGCCGCCCAGAAGACGGCGTTGGCGACGGACTGGCCGGCGAGGAGGCGCAGACGGAAGGCCTCCACGAACGCGCGCACGCGCGGGCGGGCGGAGTCGTTGGCGGGGCGCTTGGCGAACAGCCCCATGAATGTCAGGCTAAAGCGCGCCACGGGGGGAAGCCGCCACCACCCTTCCGCGCCCAGCGTCAGGATGCCGGTCGCGTGCGAGGAATACTCCCCTTCCTTGCCGCCGAGCGCCGCCAGCGTCAGGTTGGCCGCCGCCGCCAGGAAGAACGAGACCGCCCGGGAGCCGAGGCCTCCCAGCGCGAGGGTCGCGGACGCGGTCCGGCTGTAAATAGCCGTGCGCGCCCCCGCGGCCGCGGCGGCCAAGGTCGCGGCCGCGCTCCGGTAATAGGAGGCGGCCTGGGCGCCTGCACCGCCCAGCGTCAGCGTCGCGCTCGACGCGCGGGCGTACGTCACGGCGTGGGCCCCGCTCCCGGAGAGGGTCAGGCTTCCCTTGTCGGCCAGCGCGTATTTCGCCATGAGCTTCCATCCGCTTTAGGCCAGTTGGCAGTCGAGGGTGTACTCGATGCGGTCGCCGGCGTTGAGGGCCACCCCCGTATGGTCGTAGTGGATGAAGAGGATCCCGCCGGACGAGAGCGAGAACACCCCGGCGTTGGTGATGGTCTTGATGCCGTCGGCTATGAGCGTGAAGACCATCCGGAGTTTGGTGCTGGTGGCCTGGCTGCGGGTGACGGACACCCGCGCCTCGGAGGCCTCCGTGAACAGGGCGGTATCGCCCACCGCGGCGGTCCCCGCGCCCGTGCCCCAGGCGCCGTAAGCGGGAAGCCCGGGCGAGGCCCCGTCCAGCAGGTCCACGGTCTGTTCCCGTGCCACGTCGGTGATTACGCACGCCATTTATCGGTTCCTCCTGAATAGGCGTTTTAAAAGGACCGCCAGCGCACGCCGCAACGGGACGCGCTCGCCGCGGACGGTCATCGGCCGCGGCTCCTCCCAGGTGTCGGTGGCGGCGCGATACACGCGGTAGGTTCCGGTGGCCCCGAAACGGGCGGCGGCTTCGGCTTTCGGCATCAGTCGTCCCTCCCCCAGTAGTCGGCGGCCCCCGCCGCCTCGGCGGCGATCTGCGAGGGCTGGAGGACGCGCACGTCCGCCGCCAGCACCAATCGCTCGGGGTCGTCGAAGTAGGCCTGGACGGCGTCGAGGTCCATGACGTCGCGGCCGCCGTTGGAGACGACCAGGTCCAGCGTGTTGGGGCCCCGGCGGCCGGGGAGGGCCACCGCGCTCGTGACCTCGTCGAAGGCCCGCACGGCCTCCCGTTCATACCAGGCCGCGGTCCCTATCACGCCCGCGCGCACCCGCGCCAGGATCGCGTCCCTCATTTTCGGAAGCGCCAGGTTGGGGTCCCAGACCATCTCGTAGAGCTCGTAGAAGTTCCGACACGCCTCCCGGTCGGCGAACTGCGGCCAGATGGCGGCGTAGAGCTTCTCGACGCACGCCAGACCGAAGACCCGTAGGCCGTAAGCGGCCGTCCGGAGGAGCGCCCAGGCGACGCCGCCCTTGCGCTTGAAGGTCACGTCCGGCAACTGGCCGGTGAAGTAGGCCCACAGGTCCTCGAAGATGTTTTCTTCGGTCGGGAAGTCCATGGCGTTCCTTTACGGCCGGGCGAACTTGAGCCGCCGGGGCGCGCTCGAGGCGACGGTGGCGAACTTGACCTCGGGGGCTTCGTCGTCGACGCCCGCGCCGGCCGCCTCTTCGGGCCACCGCGCGCGGATGGAGGTCGGGTCCACCAGTTCGTTATAGAGGAGCGGATAACGGATGGCGCCCCCCAGCTTCGCGCGTTCGAGTTTCGATTGGGCGTGGTTGATGAAGAGCCACAGGTAATGGCCGAAGAAGGGCGCCCCCACCATCCGGTAAAAGTCGCACGTGACCGCTTCCCGGACGTTGGGGAGGATGGCGTCATCGCCACCGGCGAGGGCCAGGTCGCCCACGGCCGTCACGACCAGGTCCCCGACCGCGTCCGCGGCCACGTCCACGAGATCCCGGGGAAGCGTCATTCCAGAAACACCTTCGTCGAGTTAAAGGAGGGCGGCTGGGGCGCGGGCGCGCCCAGTTTGGCCGTGAGCCACGCCGCCAGCGACGTCAGGTACGAAAGGAGGACGTCGCCCTTTACGGCCGGGTGAATCGCGCCCGCGGCTTTTCCCAGGTACATCTTGTCCGTGACGCCGTCCACCGCCAGGCCGAACCCGGCGGCGGTCACGGCGTAAATCTTCGTCAGCTTCTGGGCGTAGACGAGCTTGTACCGGCCGTCGGCGTGGGCGCAGATGCACGGCGACCCCTGCTGCGGGACGCCGAAGAGCCCTGCGGGCGATTCCGCGGCCACCAGCATCCGGAGCGAGACCCCCTTGACGACCTCGCCGCCGTCCTCGGGAGTGACGTCGCAGGTCCCCCGGGCCTCGTCCACCGCCGCCACCGTCCCGACCAGCCAGGGGCGCGCTTCCGGAAGGAGCTTGCGGAGGGCCTCGGTGAGTTCGCGGTCGCCCCCCACTACGCCACCCCCTCCGCGATCGACGAGACCTCGACGGTCATGCGGCCGCCGCCTTCCGGCGAGAACTTGAACGTGTTCTTGGCGACCACGGCGTAGCCGGCGCGCTCGGGGTGGTCGTTGTCCACCAGCCGGATCGTCGCGCCCGGGATCACGAACGGGTTCAGGAACGCGTCGAACGATCCCTCGAAGCCGCCCGCCCCCGCCTTCAGAAACTCCTCGTAGGCCCGTTTCTTGGCGTTGTCGCGGTCCTTGCCGGCGTCGCCGGAGAGGCCCGCGGTGAAGGGCCCCACCTTGAGGACGGCGTCCCCCTCCTTGAAATCGGGGGTCGCGAACTCTCCCGTGGCGGCGGGGTGCTCCCACCCGCCGTCCACGAGGGTGCAGACGACTTTCTTATAGCGGCCGGTAGCCTTCCACGTGAGACTGCTCTTGATGACGTTGGGATAGGCGGCCGGCGCTCCCAGCGGCGCGAGGGCGCCGAAGGCGAAGACGTAGTATTTTTCGGCCGTCCCCGGAGGGGGCTCGTCGCGCGGGCCGAACCAGAGCGCGTTCGCGGCCGGGAGGACCTGCCAGACCCACCCGGTGGCCTCGCACGCCCGCGCCAGCACCTGGGCCGGCGTCTGGCCGTCCACCCGGAATTTCTTGGGGGCGGTGGCCGGGAGGACCGAGGGGGAGAGTTTCACGGTCATGCCCGCGCGCGCGGCCGCGTCGGTCACGATCGCGGCCCAATCAGCGCCGTCGTAGGTCTTCTTATAGGGGTTGGCCAGCGCCTGGTGGCCGCCGTCCTTCCCCTTAATGACCAGCGGCATGTTGGGCGAGAGCTCCGTGATCGTCCCGGCGAAGAGCGGAACCAGGCCGAGGACGTCGTTGCCGAGGGCGACCTTGAGATCCGCGCCCACCGCCACCGCGCCGAGGGCGGCGGAACGTACCAGCGGAAACTGCACCTCCGCCTCGGCCGCCTGGTTGCGCTGGAGGACGACGGTGGCGGACGCGGGGGACGCGGTGGTGAACCCGCCGCCGTCGGCGCCGCGCACCTCGACCTCGACGCGGGGATAGAGGATCACGCCGCCCCCTTCCCTTCCAACAGCAGGGCGCGCCAACCCTCGGCTTCTCGTTGCGCCGCGGCCGAGAGCCTCGCCGGAAGTTTTACGGCCGTCCCCGGCAGCAGCGCCGCCTTGGCGGGGTCGAGGCCGTTGGCGGCCAGCGCGCGGGCGTAATAGGCCACGCAGTAGGTTCCGTAGTAGCTCTCGACCATCACGCGCAAGAGATTCGCGACGAGCGGCATCTTCTTGAGCTTGAGGTTCACGTCCGGGAAGGGCGCGCTCGCGGCCGGCGGCGTCCTCGTCCCCGGGACGGGTTCCCCCCGGTAGGGCCGGTCCGGCGGGACGCTCGCGTCGTGAAAACGGCTCGCGGGATAGCCGGCATACGGGACCAGCCGCTCGTCCGCGGCCGGCGCCGGCACGGGGTCGACGCTCTCGAGGTCGCGGCCGACGTTGGCCGTGACGGCGACGGCGCTCTCGCGCGCGATGCGGGCGGCCACCATGCGCTCGTAGCGCCAGACCGTTCCGGCGTGCGCGGGCACGCCCGCGTAGAGCCACTTCTCGCGGCCGGCGACCTTGCGGGCCTGGCGCTTGCGGAAGGCGGCGCCCTTGGGGCCGACCGTCTCCCGCCGGGGAACGACGCCCTCCTTGAGAAACGCCTCGCCGTCGGCGGTCTCGAGCGCGGGGATGAAGAGAGTCGCCCCCGGCGTAAGGACCTCGGGGTCGTCGCCGACGGCGTCCATATTCGCGTAGTAGATATGGTCCCAGTCTCCCGAGCGGCCGTAGTAAAGCTCGGCCAGGAGGACGAGGGAGTCGCCGGCGGCGACGGTGTGGTAAAGGCCGTCGGCCATTAGCCGCCCGCCTCCTCGCTCGGGAACAGCCGCTCGAGCGGGTCGCGGCCGTCGTCCGAGATCATGGGGTACGACCAGGTCCAGAGGTTACCGTCGACGGCGCGCTTCAGCGAAAACGCCCCCGGGACGACCTTCGTCACGCCGAGGTGGGCGAGAACGCCGTCGGCGTCCGCGATCGCAACCGCCCCCGCGCCGGCGGCCGTCTTGCGGAGGATCCCCGCGAGTTCCGCCAGCATCTCGACCTTGTCGATGTAAGCGTCCGTGCCCAGGAGGGTGCCGATGGTGTCCATGCCGCCAGCGGCCACGCCGCTCACCATCGGGATCTCCGGAAGGGGCGGCACGACCTTCACGCGGAAGTCACCGGCGATGCCGGAAAGGGTGAGGTCCCAGGAGCCGAACCCCGTGACCTCCTTCACGTCGTCGCCCATGCCCGGGAGGTTGGTGCGGACGATCTGGGAGCGGACGATCGCCTCCAGCTCGCACGGAAGGCCGATGGTGTAGCCGGCGAGGGAGAACTCGGCCAGGCGGGCGTAGAAGACCCCCGCCGTCTTCGGCGAAACGAAGTAGCGGTCGCGGAGCGCGCCGAGGAGGCTTAAGGGATCCATCAGGCGAGGGCCTCCGCGCCGGCGATGTCGAGAAACGCCTTTTTGATGCTCTCCTTGTCCTTAACGTCGTCGGCCTTCAGGACGATGGAGCCGGGCGCGAAATGCATGGTGACGTGGATGGTTTTATAGGTGGGGCCGCCGCCCTCGCCGCCGCCTCCAGCCGCGCCGCCGCCCCCGCCGCCCGCGCCGCCGCCCGCGCCGCCGGGGATTTCGGCGTTCATGGCGTCCACCATCGACTCGAGCGACCGGCTCTGCTTCGCGGCGCTCCGGCCGAAACCGGCCACGCCCGAGGCCACGTCCCCCGCGGCGCCGGCGACGGTCCCCTTCCCGGCGGCCGTCATCTTCCCGGCCCAGCCGCCCAACTTGCCGCCGATCTTCCCGACCAGGCCTCCCAGGCCGAAGAGAACCTTGCCTATAGGACTCGCGACGAACCAGTCGGATACCTTTTTCAGGGCGCCGCCGAGGAACTCAACGATGGCCGCGCCGACGTCGCGGATCGGGTTGGGGAGAGAAGAGATCCACTTCCAGACGCCCGCGACCGTCGCCTTGACGTCGTCCCAGTGCCGGGCGATCCCGACGACCGCGAGGGCGACGCCGCCGGTGAGGACGACGACGAGCGTGAGGAGCTGGCTCTTGACGATCGCGACCGCGTCCGACCAGTAGGTTTTAAAGACGCCGATCACGAAATACACCGGCACCAGAAGGGCCTCGAACACCGACCGGAACTGGTCGCGGAAGATATAGAGGGTCGCGACGGTGGAGGCGATGGAGGCGCCGATAAGAAGGACCGCTTGGACCAGCGTAACGATGACCGCGGCCACGACGCCGAACGCCGCCGGCGAGGCCGCGATCGCGCCGATCCCCGAGAGCAGGCCGCCGATGGCCATGAGAAACCCGCCCGCGACCGTCAGGACGATCCCGCCCACGACCAGCAACGCCGACCCCACCGCGCCCAGCAGGACGACCCACTTCATGACCTGGGGATGTTCCTTGAGCCAGCCCAGCATCGGCCGGACGACCGGCCAGACGGCGCCGGCCACGGATTTGAGGGCCTGGTATATCCCGCCGATGCCCTCCGCCAGCGCGCGCGCCCACTCCTCCAGTTCGCCGGTCTCGGAAAGGTCCTGGAGCTTTTCCAAAAGGGCGCCCAGGTCCTTCGCGAGGATTTTCAATAGTCCCTCGCCGACGGTGGCCTTGAACTGGTACCATTTGTCGCGGAAGTTCGACATGATCCCCGGCAACGACGTCGCGTACTTCTCCATATAGCCACCGGCCCGCTCCTCCATGACCTTCACGAGGGCCTCCCGGAAGCTGTCGACCCCCTTGGCGCCCTCCTTGCCGCTCCACCCGGCTTTCTTGAGCATGTCGGCCGTGATCCCCATGCGTTGGCCGAACTCGTCCAGGCGCCCGGTGGCCATCGCCTTCCCGAACGCGAGCGACAGGCCCTCGAGGTCCGCCTTCTCCCCGGCCTTGGCGGCCATCGCCGCCGCGTCGCCCACCGTCCCGAAGTATTTCTTGGGGTCGAGGCCGAACTGTTTCAACGTCACGGTGGCGCCGATGACCTGGGACATCTCGAAGGGCGTCGAGCCGGATTTTCGGCGCGCCCACGCGAGCGCGGCGTCCCCGGCGGCCTCGTCCTTGTAGAGGGTCCGGAGCTTTTCGCGGTAGGCGTCCATCTCCGAGGCGGCGTCGATGAATCCCTTCGCGAGCTTCCCGCCCAGGAATATTCCGCCGGCGCCGGCGGCCGTCATCCCCGCGCCGATGGTCGCCAGGCCACGGCCGAGCCCGGTGAGCTTGCCGCCGACGTCCGCGAGCGAAACGACCTCACCCTTCGTAGCCCGGGCCTGGTCCTGCGCCTTTTTAAGGTTCCCCACTAAAGACATCAATTGCTCCTCGTTCTTCACGAGGAGCTCGATGACTTCCTGGACCTTGTAGTCGGTCACGGGGATCCCTTTCGATTACATCCTAAACGGCGGTTCGACGCCGTGGCCGCAGCAGGCCGAGACCGCGCCCGGTATGTGCCCCAGGCACCAGTCGTGCCCCTCGGGCGTCGGCGGCATCCCGCAGCGCGGGCACGGCCGCGGATGGTTCTTTATCGGTTCGCCGGTGTCGCCGTAGACCCACACGCCGTCCCTTTCGTGGAACGCGATCGGATGGCCGCGATAATAGCCGGTGGCCGCCATCAACTTACGACCGCGGCGCTCAGGACCCGGGCGAAGGCGACGGCGACCTTGTCGGCGAACCACTCGCCTATGAATTCCGCCTCGGCGTAGCGCCTCATCATCTCTCCCGTGTCGGCGGGCACCGTCCCGAAGATTCCCCGCACGAGCGCCTCGGCCCGCAGGACCGGGTTGGTCCGGCAGGCCTCTATAATTTTTTTACGTCGCCGACCTCGGCGAGGTCGAGGGCCGTCTGGAGTTTGGCGCCCAGGACCAGCGGCAACGACGGGTGGTCCGCCATCAGGCGGCCGAACTCGTCGCGCGAAGGAGAGAGCAGGGTGTCGCCCACGAGTGCCAGGCACGCCGCCGAGACCGACGAGAGGGCCTTGTCGGCGAAATGGCTGACGTCCTCCCAGGCCGCCTTGCGGAAGAAGAACATCCGCCCGAGGGCCGGCACGGCCAAAACCTCGCCGTACTGGGCCTTCCATTCCTTGATTTGGGCGTCGGAGACGCCGGGGTGGGCGGCCTCGGAATTGACGCGCGGGGTGGTTTCGTCTGCCATGGTCGCTCCTCGTGCGGTTAAACCGGGAGGGGCGGCCGCCCGCGGTCCCAGCGGGCGCGCCGCCCCCGGATACGGTTACCGTACCTTCCCGGCGATGAAGGTGTATTTAACCACCAGCTGGCCGTCGGCCTGCTTGTGGCTGAAGTCCCGGTCGGTGATCTCGACGTTCTCGAGGGTCTTGGTCCGCAGCGGCGCGAGCTCGAACTTCCCGACCTGGCCGTCCGCGACCTTGTCCTTGTAACCGGCGACGATCGTGAACGGGATGTAATCCAGCGACGTCTTTCCGGCGACGGCCGCGGGGGTTTCGAACCGGTCGCTCTCGGCCTTCGTGAGGGTGAAGTCGCCGGAGGCCTCGTAGTTGCCGTGGCCCGAGCCGCGCGGCTCCGCGCCCGCCCCGTAAGCCGGCTTCTTGTCTTTCTTGTCCTTGAAGTTCAGCTCCGTGATGCCGGCGGTGGGGACGCCGTTGAGATAGATCGTTATCTGTTCCCAGGCGTGGGTCTCGTTGTTGATCACGACGCCCTCCCTCCCTAGACCGCCCGCTTCAGGCGGAAGGTGATGTTAAGGCGCTTCTTGGTGAAGGTGGGGACGAGGTCGAGGGTCGCGTTCACGTCCCCCGAGGAGGCGACGTCGTCCGCGGGGGTAAGGGTCAGGCGGAAGGCGGTAATCTCCTCGTCCGCGTCCTTCATCGCCCGGAGCGGCTCCTCCAGCGCCTTCTGGTAGGCGAGCATGTCCTCGCTGGTGGTCCCCGGGGAATTGATGTACAGGAAGTTCGCGTCCCGCACCTGGTTGACGGCCTTGTCCATGATCCGGCGGTAGCGCAGGCAGAAGTAATCCGAGCCGAGGGGCGCCATCATCCAGTCGTCGGTGAGGACGATCCCGAAGCCGGGCTTGTAGCGCGCGGTGATGTAGTGGCCCGCGTTGGAGAGCGCCGTCACGTAGCCGTTGACGTCGTCCCAGTCGCCCACCATGTCGGCGGCGTCGTTGTACGGGTAGATCCCGTGGACGCCGCGGCACTTGAACTCCCGCGGCCAGCCGATGGAGTAGTGGACGTGCTGGGCCGAGGCGATGAGGCCCGCAACCACGCCGCCGCCGGGGCAGAGATGCCGGCCGCCGTCGTCGGTGTCCATCAGGAAGTCGATGGGCACCAGCCCCAGCCGGCCGGGCTGGTAGTCGTTCTCGGGGATCGTCACCATCCGGAGGGTCTCGGCGGCCGTGACCAGGGCGTTCACCCAGGTCAGGATGTCGTAGCTCCCCTCCGCGCCCGCGCACGCGGGGGCGTTCGCGAGAACGTCCCACGTCTGGGCGAGGTCGTCCCAGTATTGCGTGACCAGCTCGAGGATCTCCGCCTGCATGGCGGCGTCCGCGCGCTGCGCCAGGTAGATGATGTGGTTGCCCTTGAGGCCGACGGGGCGCATGGCCTCGTCCCGGTACTTCATCAGGGACTCGATGGCCTCGAGGGCGTGGGCCGCCGTGGGCACGAGCTCCCGGCTGGACCATACCCAGACGTCGCCGACCGCGAACGCCGCGGTGGTGTCGCCCGTGAACTCGACGTAATACCCGTCGGCGGCCGCCTCCAGGTACAGGCGGGATTTTTTGGGCGAGCCGACGTTGGTTTGGAGGAACTTGCGCTCCTCGCTGTAGTCCTTGCCGTTGTTGCTCGAGATCCGGTAGGTGGCCGTCCCGACCGCCCCCGCCGTCAGAACCTCGACGATATAGTCGCGGTTGCGGTAGGGCGTTCCGGAAACGGCCGCCGAGGCGTCGCCGGTCCCGGTGAGGACGGGCGTGCCGGCGTCGGCGGCGGTGCTGTCGGCCGCCGATATCTCGGCGTAAACGACCTCGCGCGAGCCATTGGCGAACATCGCCAGGACCTGCTCGAGGCCCGAGCCGCGCATGAGGGCGTCGATGGCGTCGTCGACGCTGCGGAGCCGCGTGATGGCCGTCGGCGCGCCGCAGGAAACGCCCGCGACCCCCAGCCGCTCCGCGGGGGGGTTGTCGGTCGCGCCCAGGCCGCCGTCGGCCACGGTGGGGTTATACCCCGGAAGATCGCGCACGCCCATTTAGCTCCCTCCGTCCACCCGCGAGCGGAGATAGGCCTCCACCGCCGCGCGGAATTCTTCCTCGGTTACGAGGGTCTCGCGGGTCCAGCCCTGGCGACTGATGGCGCCGGCGACGCCGCGTTTGAAGTTCAGTTGCGCGGCCCACTCCCGCGGCGCAAGCCGCGGCGCGGGTCCGGTCTTCTCGGGCGGTTTCGGTGACATCTAGGATTCCTCCCCGATCGCGAGCGTTTGCCATTGAAGGTTCGGGCCCAGGAGCTCCTCGCGCCGTTCGCGCCAGACCAGCCCCTTCAGCTCGAGCATGAAAGTGTATTTCCAACCCGCCAGCACCCCCGGGTTGTCCTTCTCCTCCAGCTCTTCCTTGGAGACTTCCACGAGGTTCTGGGGAAAGAACTGGCCGTCGGCGCAAAGCTCCGGCACGAGGAAGAGGGACAGCAGCTTGTCGAGCCAGCCGCCCGGATCCGTGAGGTCGGCGAGGGTTTCGGCGAAGTAGAGGTCCACGCGGAACGAATTGACCGCCGCCCGCATCCGCTCGAAGTAGGAGCGGTAAGCGCGCGTCTGCCAGGTCCAGCGGTCGCCGGCGGCGAGCGTGCCCGCCGAAAACGTCCCGCGGGAGCCGTCCCCCACCGCGAACGTCCCGTCGAGTTCCAGGACGGCGGTGGTGTCGAGGGCCGCGCCGGTGGCGTCGGTGGCGGGGTTGTAGAGCACCCGGCGGACGCCCACGACGATCCCCGCGCCGCCCACCGTCCCGCCCGCCAGAACCGTGAGAGTCACGTCGGCGTTGCCGCCGTAGGGTTGCGCCAGCGTCAGGTCGCTCGTGCCGGCGGCGGTGGTGTCCTTCGCCGGAACCGAGCGGGTGCGGATGTCCTCGTAATGCTCGAGGTTCGGCGGGGGGGTCGTCAGGGGCGCGCGCTCGAACGAGATGACCGCGAGGGGCCAGCCTTCGCGCGCCACCGCGCTCTCGTCGACCGCCTCGAAGTAGATGTTCTGGGGCTCCTCCACGAACGGCCGCGCACCCGCGTCGTTGGTCACGTTCGCGAGCTGGGCGGCGAGGAGTTGGTAGAAGCGCCCGAGCATCAGAGTTGCTCCGCGAGCCAGGTCCGGACGGCGTTCCCGAAATTCCGGGCGTCCGCGGGACCGGCCCCGAGGAATTCGCGGGCGTCCACCGTGACCTTCGGCAGGAGGACGTACCAGATGTGGAAAGCGCGCTTGGTCGTTTTAACCAGGAGCAGCGTTCCCTTCCCGGTCTTTATGAGGGTTAGCCCGGCGACGTTGCGAGGGGACCCCGCCGCGGCCGCCTGGGGGATGACCGGGATCGCGAGCAGGCGCGCCTTCACCGGCCGGATCGTCCCGCCCTTCTGGAGAAGGCGGGCCTGTTTGAGGTTGGAGCCGACGACGATCCTATGCGGCGGCTCGAGACGGTAGCCGATGGAGCGCATCAACAGGCCGCGTTTGAAAAGCGGCTTCGGCGAGCCGCCGCCCCGCGCCATTACCGTCAGAGGCGCGAGCGGCTTATAGGGTCGGCCCTGTGGGTCGCGGCCCTCGGCGATCCGGCGCCGGCGCTCCCGCACCGCCAGAAGGGCGAGCGCGGCGAGGGGCTCCCGGGGATCCTGGAGCTTGTGATAAAGGCCCTCGTTGAGGACCGCCAGCCGCGCGAAAGTCACTTTCTCCTGAACCATCAGTAGTACCGCCGCACGTCTTCGGCCTCGCGGTGGCGCGGCCCGTGAACGCGCACGTCGGTGCGGAGGGGAACCTCCGGGAGGTCGATCTCCGCCTTCGCGAGGCGGTCAAGCCACCCGGCCCCCGGGACCACGGCCTTGCCTTCCTGGTACTGGAGAAGCTTGGCGCCGGCCGGCCGCTGATAGAGCCGATAAAGGGCGCCGTCCAGGATGATGGTCTTGACGATCCCGGGCACGACCGCCAGCGGCACCGGATAGCGCCGCGAGAAGACCGCGTCCGCCTGGTCCTCCGCCCACGCGATCGCGAGCTCCAGGATGTCGTCCTTGATCTCGCGGGCGGCGGTGCGGTTGTCGTCCGTGAGCTGGGCGAGGGTGGTCTCGGGCCAGAAGGCCTTCAGATCGTCGACGGTGACGTAGCGGCCCATTAACGTTTCTTCTTCCGCTTCGGGGCGAGGGGCTTGAACCCCTTGTAGCCCGTCTCCGCGAGGGACGGAACGGGAGGGGACGGCAACAACGCCACCGCCCCCTCCCCGATAAGCTCTTCCACTTCGGACCGCGCCAGCTCGACGACCTCGCCGGGTTTGCGGTAGGCGCCCCCCACCTTGACGGTGCGGAGCGCCTTTACGCGGACGAGATCATGAGCGCCGGCGGCCACGGCCCTAGACCACGTTGGCGACGACGACGGCGCCCGGGTTATGGGGCACCGGCAGTTGCGCCGCCACGGCGAGGATCCACGTTACGGCCGGGTCGTCCTCTTCCCAGGACTTGGCGAAGTAGGGCATGCCGACGTTGGCGTCGACCTTGTTGTCGATGATGACCCCCGAGTGCCGCACGAAGCGCGCCTTCGTCGAGGTGAAAACGACGACGTCGGCGGGGATCATCGGCGTGCTGGTCGTATCGCCCACGGCGACGTACTCCTCGTTGTCCTCGTAGAAGTCCACGCCCGCCAGCCGGCCGAGGTAGTTCGAGTTGTCGACCTTGAGCGAGCCGAGGGCCACGTTGCGGTTGTCGAGGAGCTTGAGAACCTGCTCGTTGGCGAGCATGGCCGCCACGACGTCCGTCCCGGCGATGGCGACGTCGCACGGGAAACCCGAGCGGCCGACGATCCGCTTGTACTCGCGGATGTCGCCCAGGATGTCGGCGCTGGTGGTGTCCCACTTGTCGCCGCCCACGAGGGTGACCTTGTTGGCGTCCGGGACCAGGAAGTCGATCGTGAAGTCGAGGTCGTCGCCGATGTAGCGGAAGCCTCCCTGAATGGCCTGCGCCGCCATCCACTCGACCGTGCGGTCAACGCGGTTCTTGAGGTCCTGGAGCTCCAGCGCGATGCGCTGGCGCTTGTACTGGTCGAGGCCTCCCTTGACGTAAACCTCGGCGCCGGGGGCGCGCGGCAGCAGCAACTCCGCCGCCGGCAGGTCCTTCTTGATGCGGATCATCGGGAACGCCACGGTCCGCATCTCGCGGGCGAGCTTTTCGACGACCACGCCCGGCTGGTGGAGGTTGACGAAGGGGGCGAGGTGCCGGGCGCCGATGACCAGGTCGACGTCCAGAACGGCGGCGAGGTGGGGTTCGCTCGTGCCGAACAGGAGGTCCAGGACCATCGACGGGACCGGCGGGATTTCGTTGATGGCGGTGGTGAGCGCCCGCCAGTTCATGAGGTCGGCCATGGCTACGCTACCTCCTGGACGTAAACGCCGAGGGCTCGCAGTTTCGCGATCTCCGCGGCGATCTCGTCGTCCGTGCCGTCGCCCCAGTTGAGGGCGGCGTTGTTGGCCTCCACGTGGACGTAGAAGCGCGCGGGCGAGTCGCTGCCCACGACGTTGACGTTATTGGCGAGGATCCCGCAGGCGTTCTGCGAGCCGTCGTCCCCCGCGGGATTCCAGGCGACCCACAGGCCGAAGTCCTCGCTGGTGGTGTCGGTGACGACCGCGCACACCAGCCCGCGCACGGCGCTGGTGGTGTCGGCCTTGAGAGTCCCCGGGACGAGGACGGGCGGGTGGCCGCCGCCCAGAATGGCGTCGGGCTCCCGCGTCGTGACGGTCATGCCGCCGTCGATGGTGGCCATGGGTTATTTCCCTCCCTGCTTCGGGGCGAGAGTGGCCGCGATGGCGTGCCCCTCTTCCTCGAACTCGTCGCTGGCGCCGTTCGCGCCCTGGCGGGTCGCGGCGGCGCGTTGTTTGGTGGCCTCCTGGGCGAAGTTGACGATCGTCGGAAGGGTCGCCAGGAACTTCTCGGCCCACTTCCGCGGCGTCGTCTTCTCGGACCCCTTGCCGCTTTCGGCGAACGTGACCGCCGCGGCCTTGTCGTCGTCCGGGAGCGCTTCCAGGAACTCGGCGAGGCCCATGTCGAGCCAGGCCGGGAGGATCTTGCCGTCGGCGACGCCCTTCTCGAGGAAGGCGTTCGTCTCGGCGCGCCGCGCCGCGGCCTGGACCTTGGCGAGCTCCGCCTCGGCCTTGGTGGCCTTATCGCGGAACTCCGCGAGGTCCTTGGCGGCCTTGCTGGCGTCCGCCGCGGTGGGGGCGGCCTTCTGAAACTCGGCGAGGTCGGCGTTCGCCTTCGCCAGGTCTTCTTTGGCCCGGGTTAAGTCGGCCTGCATTTTGGCGATTTCTTCGGGAGTCATAGCAGCCGTCCCTCCTTGGGGAAGCGGTTGGTCGTTGTCGTCGAAGTTGGCGGCCGGCGCCTCCGCCTTGAGGTCGTTTTTGTAATGCGCCGCCAGGTGGTCGTAAGCCTTGCGTTTCTCCTCGGCCGTGAGGTTCGGACCGGAGCCGCGGGCGCCGTTGAGGGCCGCCATCGCGTGGGACACCCCGGCCGGGACGAGGGTCTGGTCAGGGTCGTGATGCGGCAGCCAGCACTCGGCCTTCGTGAGGCCGTCCGGGACCTTCCCCCGGTGGGGGTCGCTCATGCCGCGCACGAAGGCGCACGCCCGGGCGTAGGCGCCGCCGTCGGGCCAGCGCGCGGGCGCGCCGTCCCAGGGCGCGTCGGCCGCGGCGACCTCGTAGAAATCCGCGGGGATGATCTCCTCGAAATCGCCCTCCCGAAACACGGGGGCGTTGGCGTTGAGGCCCTTGACCTGGGGGATGACGACCATGCCGACGTGCCGCAGGTAGGGGCCGCGGCCGTCGAGGTCGCGGTAGAGCGAGACGGAGAATTTGCGAAGCCGCTGGAGGTTGTCCTTGACCGCGGGAGCGAGGTCCCGGAAGCGCGCCAGAAGAGTCCCGCCGGCGCGTTTGAGCTCGCGCACGAGGCCGAAGACCGGAGCATCGTCCGCGGGGTGGCCGACGGTGAGCGGCGCCTCGTGGTAGCGCGGGTCGTAGGAGGCGACGACGCGATCGAGGTCCCGGTCGGTCCAGGTCCCCTGGGGATAAGCCCCCGCGCGGAATATTTCGACCCAGTCGCTCATGGCTTAACGCATATCCGATCCTCGCAGCGCCTAACAAAAAAGGGCCGCTACCCCTTGCGGGGAGCGGCCCTCCGGATCTTCCGGTCAGGCAGTTAGGTTGTCACATAGGTTGCGGAACGTATAACATACTTCCGGCGCCAAGGTGGCGAAATTGACACGGAATTTTAGGCTATCAATTTTTTATTAGACGCGATTGATAAATACCGTAATATCTATTTTAAATAAAAACGGCTTGCGTCCCAGCGAAGGCGAAATAGGAACGGCCGGGCAAAGCCCGGCCTAAAGGTGAGCGGAAAGGATAATAACCCGTCGTTAATGTCGATTGTCTTTTAGCGGCAACCGGGGCGGAAGGGGAACCGGTTCCGAAGGGATAAACCAATCCGATTTCCCTGTGAGTAACCAATGGACGTGGGTCGCCGGCCGGTCGCCGCACGCGACGATCGGTCCGTAATCTTCCGGGTTATCGATATCGTTGTAATACCGGAACGTCGGCGCGGGATAAGACCGACGCGCGAACGCGACGACTTCCGCGAAGGACCACGTCGCCGGACAACATACTTGATAGTCTCGTTCTAAGTAACCTTCCGGGGTTAAAGGCCACACGGCGCTTTTCGTTTGCTCATCCCAACCGGGATATTCCGGCTGGGGCATCTCATGCCGTTTAACGTCTACGGTCACGGCGGCACTTCCAGCGCATATAGCCATATTCTTAAATTACTCCTTGAAGGCGGCCCGGACGCGGCCGAGGGACGCGGGCGCGACGCCGGTGCCGTTGTCGACGTAAAGACCGATCATCCAATCCCAAGTCGTGTTAGTCGGCGGACCCCACGTCCCGGTAGGGCTTCGGTACCAATTGTACCCGGGGTGATGGGGCGCGGTCGTATCTATGCCCCACGCGTGGCCTGACGCTCGCGACTCGAGACCAACGTAATAATCGGCGCCGGCCGCGACGGCGACGGCCCAGTTCTCGGTCTTCCATCCGCTCGAGCCGGTAACGGTGAAGTCTTTTGAAGTTACGAGAGCGCGGCTCGCGTCGTAGATGACGAGGCGACAACTATAAGGCCCGGCCGCCGCCGTGTAGTAACGCACCGACGTCGTCGCCGTATAGCCGCCGGGAATCGTGAAGAGGCAAAGATGCGCCCAGCCCGTCGGCTCGTCGATGTAATCGTCAAGGCTATCGTCCGACCACTGGAGAAGTTGCGTGGCCGCGCCGGCGGACGTGGTCGCGAGCGCCGCCGCGATTAACATAATCCTGACCGCTTTCGTAAACATCGTTCCTCCTCATCCCCCGAGTGAATCATTTGGCCCGCGCGCCGGCGCCGCCGACGCGAGGGGCGTGAAAGGTGTTAATCACCAGCTCAAGCCGACCTCGTACCTCAAAATCCTCTTCGCCGGTGGCGCTTATTAAGATAGGCGCATATTTCGGGTTCGCCGCCACCAGCGCGTGGCCGAACTTGTCCGTGTAATAACGTTTGATCGTCGCTTCGCCACGGTAGCGGAAAACGCCGATATCCCCTCGGTTCACTTCCTCAATTTCGCGGAACACGGCTATCGCCCGGTCGGCTATCGTCGGTTCCATAGAGTCACCATAAACCTTTACCGCGAAAAAATTGGCCCGACCAGGCATCATCCATTTAGGGATAAAAAGGGTGTCTTCGCGGTTCTCATAAGCTTCGTTTAGCGGCCCTGCGGGTACATCACCGAGCAGCGGGACTTCCCAACATTCAATCGCGGGCCGGGCGACCTCGCCAGTGATTAAGCTTTCTATTTGGACGCCCAAAGCTTGAGCAATTTTGTAGGCGTTAACCAGCCCCGGTTCGCTTTCCCGTTCGCCGAGGTACGAACTCATTATCGTGGCGCTAAGCCCGGCGCGCCTCGCCAAGACCGCTGGCTTTATCCCCCGTTTTTCAAGGAGCGATTTGAGGGGTTCGGCTGAATACCTATCGGGATCACGCATACCACACCTGCTTAATTTTTTCCCTTGACTTCCCAACGCAGTTGTGGTATATTAACCGTGTAGCTTTCACACAATAGTTTATCATAGATACCCCCTAAGGTCAAGCCCAATGTTTGGAATCCCCAAAATCGCCCGCATCGCGATGATAAATAAAGACCTCCGTTACCGCGACCTCGCCGCGCGGGCCGCCTGTTCGCAATCCTATGTACGGTTTATTTTAGACGGTACCCGGGCAAACGCGCCACGGTCCAAACGGGTTCCGGAAATCAAACGGCGGCTCGCCCGCGCCCTCGGCTTAAAGATGGCCGACCTCTGGCCGAAAAACGGAGCGGCGAAGTGACCCCCACCGAATTCATCCGTGATTTCGAAAAATTAACACCGGAACAAAAGGCGGCCCTCTACGCCGAGGTGGAAGGTTACGACCCGGAAGGCTTGACCCGCGAATTCCGCGCGATCCGGGAACGAGTCGCGACGATTAACCGGGTTTTAAACCACTGTTACTCCGTAGTCGGCTTAAAACCGCCGGCCTACAACGTAACCATCGTCCAAAAATCCCCGGCCCCGGGTCTTCCCGGTGGTGCCTCCTCGTTAGGGACCCCCGTTTCCGGATGCGGGACTCCTCCCTCTTCCCCCACCGTTAACTCCGAAGGGGCGGGGCCGGAAAAATTCAACCTTCAAGCGTACCTCGCCGCGCGCCACGCGGGCGAGACGCCGGCGGCCGCGTCCGTCATCGCGGCGAAAGGAGTGAAATGAACCGGGACCTACGCCTCGTTCGCCGGTTCGGGATTCGCCAAGGTACCGGTTGGTTTTGGGCGGATTTCCTACTCCCCTTAGTCGGCCGGAGCGTAAAGATCGTCGCCCGCCTGAAAGATAAAAAGGCGGATGTTTTTACCAAAGACGGCGAATTCGTTGGGACCGCTCCGTTCGTCTGCGCGGGGACTCAACATTATAGATACCGCCACCGCGACGCTTAGTTACTCCCGTTCGCGGAGGATCTCTTCTACAACGTCCCTTATTTCGTCCCTAAAACCTGGGTCCATAATTAACGCGGCAGATAATATGTCTGAACTCATCATCGAAAAAATATTAGGGCCTTCGACGAAATCGACGCCGCGCGCCGTAATGGATAAAAAATTCGATTTTAACGGATCGCGCTCGACGAGGCGCTTTTCGATTAGGTATTCGACCGCTAATTTAAAATCTAAATCCTTGGCTTTAACCTCCTCTTTTACCATTTCCCCGCCAGCGTACAGGTCGCCCCTATTCCTCGCGAAATATAACGCCTTAAGGATATTCAACCTCGTTTCCGTATCCGCCATCCGAACTACCTCCTTTAACACCAATTATACCACCGCCCGGGGGGCGTGTCCATGCGCGGCGTAACCGTCGCCGACCTCGCC